GCTGTGTAGTGCTGTGCGATTTGTTCTGCTGTTAGTTCGTCCATTTAAGCCTCCAGTGCTTCTATGCGTGTTTCTAATTGGTCAATCTTTGTTAGTGCTTCCTGTAACGCTGCTGTTAGCAGTGGCACAAGTTTGCTTTGGTCTATGCCCTGATACTCTGGGTTGCCGTCTGCATCTATTGCGTCCTTTGTGCCAGTTACTGCATCTGCAACAATGTCTTGAACCTCGTGAGCAATGAAACCATCGCTTCGTGCGCCACCTTTGTCAATCCATTCAAAGTTCACAGGATTTAATAATTTTAAGCGTTCTGTTGAGTTTGTTATTGGTTGAACATCAGTTTTTAAGCGGTAATCTGATGTCGTGTTATAAACAACAACATCGCTAGAATTAACAGTAATTGAACCTCTTGCTGTACCACCACCAGCACCAGTATAGAAATTTATTAAACCACGAGTTCCAGAAACATATGTTTGATTATTCTTTACAGATATTGCATAGTTTGCGGCAGTAGATGTTTGACTAAACATAAATCCAACAGCACCAGCGCTAGAAACCTCACCAGATTGAGTGGAAGATGTTGTCTGAACTGTTGTGCCAACAAGCAGTCGGCCGCTGCTGTCGACAATAACTCTAGGATTACCATCGCCATCTGACAGCACGATGTTGTTGCTGGCTGTGCGGATGTCTAGGCCGCCTTGGTTGCCGTTGTAGCGTCCAAGAATAGAGTTCTTTGAGCCTGTGGTTATGTAAAGACCAGAATATCTACCAATAAAAGTGTTCTCAACTCCGGTTGTAACATTGTAACCAGCCGCAGAGCCTATAACAGTGTTGTAATATCCGGTAGTGCAGGCGAAACCAGCAGATTGCCCCACAGCAGTGTTTTCGTTGGTGGTGCCGTTGTTGTAAAGTGCGTTGGAACCTACAGCCGTGTTGTAATCGCCTGTAGTGTTATCTCGCAAAGCCCTTTCGCCAAAGGCAGAGTTTTGAGTGCCAGTAGTATTACTATACCCAGCCTGATAACCCAATGCTGTATTGTTGCTTGCAGTAGTGTTGAAGCGGAGCGCACTTGTTCCTAATGCCGTGTTGTATGTACCTGTGGTATTAGCTTTAAGTGAATCAACACCAATAGTAGTATTGAAACTACCATTAGTGTTTGAATAGAGTGCGCCCTCGCCGACAGCAACAACGGCTGCACCAGTGGTATTACTAAAAGCAGCCATACGCCCCACAGCTGTGTTGCTGCTGGCGGTGGTGTTTGAAAAGAGAGCATAAGTGCCAATAGAAGTATTATTTCCACCTGTCGTTGTAGATGCTTGAGATTCAACACCAACGGCAACATTATTATTTGCCCCATTTGCTGTGTATAACGCAGCACCGCCAATGGCAATATTGTTGCCACCAGTAGAAGATGAGTATAGTGCCAATCTTCCAAGAGCAACATTGTCGCCGCCAGTCGTATTATTATACCCCGCCTGATAACCAACAGCCGTGTTGTTACTTGCAGTGGTGTTCTGGTTAAGAGATTGATACCCAAGCGCAACATTGTTTGCGCCAGAGGTGTTGTTTTGTAAGGCAAAATGACCAACGGCAGAAGATAGATTTCCTGTTGTGTTCTGCTGCAAAGCATTAACACCTAAGCCAATGTTGTTGGTTCCAGTTGTATTATATTGACCTGCCTGACCGCCTACAAAAGTATTTTGTCCAGTTGTATTATATGAACCCGCATTTGTTCCTATGAAGGTACTATAACCACCAGTCGTAATGGAACTCCCAGCTAAATCACCCAACGCCACATTGCCTGTGCCAACAGGATAGTTACCGTCCAGCTTGATTGTGCCGCCGTCTACACTGACATTGCCAGCAACGGTGAGACCATCAATCGTCAGTGTTCCTGTAATGTCCCCATCTGCAATATTTGCTAGGTCTCTTGCTCTGGTCATTTACTATTCCTCTTCAGCAACAGGTGCCATCTCAGCCGCTTGTGCCGCCAGATTCGCTGCATAGGCATCCTTAACATCCTGTGTATGTACCGCTGCACAGATAGCCTGAACCTCTGCGCTTTCCTGTGTGATGTCAGCGTCAGGTGCTACAACGTGCCGTGAAAAGCTACGGCTTATCTCAACGCCATCACGCTTGATGACTGTTGCGGTGCGTACTTGAACGTGCTTGTAGTCACCTACGATTTCGATTTTGTCTTGGATTGTTTCTTCTGTTAGTGCCATCGTTTATCTCCTGTGATGGTTGGACTGTCCGACCCGCATCTCCGATGGGGTTATGCTGTTGTTTGATACTGTGCTGATAATCTTAGGTCGTGATTACTAAATTCAGATGTAGCGTAAGGCGTGTTATCTTTGTAAAAGTAAATAGTACTGCCTTGAACCAGCAACCCGATAGAATCAGATGTTGTAGCCGTTGTGTAAGCAAGTGAACCTGCGCTATCGCCATTAGTAGCAAATGGAAGGCCGCCTAAAGCCATATAAGTACCCTCACTATTTGTTGGGACTGATATATTGCAACTTAAAAACACCCTATTTCCTATTTTTGTATATGACGCAAGGGTTATGGTAGGTGTTAAACTACCGTTAACTATAGTTACATTCCAAGTCCCCTCCTCATAATCATCCAGATAGTTCGCTGAACCTGTGCCGCCCAAGTAGACACCGCCGGAGAGGTAAAGGTTTTTGAACTGAGTTGCGGTGTTCCCCAAATCAATAGCATTGTCTCTGTCAGCACCTGTTGTGCTTGCTGGCACAATGTAATCACCACCCGCTTCAAATTTTAAGGTTGTGTCTCCACTACCTATATATAGGTTTCCGCTTCTAGACCCAATCGTCCCCACCAGCGCGCTGTCTTTATAAAAAGCCGCAATAGGACCGTCATTGGATAGAAGATTAAATGATGCTGGTTGAAATACGCTTCGTGTAGACCAGATGCCCCCAGATGCACTTGATTCAACACCAGCAGTGCCAAATGCTGAACTCGTCTTTCCCACCAGCAGATTGCCGCTGCTGTCGAGGCGCATGCGTTCATCCCAAGACGAACCAGAGTTACTGGACTGATACCAACGCAAGTCGTTACCTGTCTCAAAGTCCATTACGGTCATATGAGTTCCCGCTTGGCTTCTGAATATCAAAGCACCGCTTCGATTTGGGAATGATGCGCTATTACCTCTCAGGTTAAGCGATGGCTGTACTGAACTCCATTCATAAGGACTGCTGTCACCAATGCCCACGTTGCCGCTGCTGTCGATGCGGAGGCGTTCATTGTTGCCATTGGTATAAAAACGCAAGGCGTTGCTTGTTCCTGCGTGAACTCCGATGTCATTGGATGTGTCACCTAAAATCCATCCGCTTGAAGCAATAAGCCCTTGATTTACACCTTGCTTATGAAAGCGAATTGCGCCGCCGCCTGTTGTGCTATTGTTGTCCAAATACAACGAAGGGTAGGTTGTGCTGAAAATAGTAAGCCCTGAATTTGCATCCGGCGAAGTAGTCCCAATGCCTACGTTGCCGCCATTAAAATAGCTATTTCCAGCAGTATCTAGCGCAATAGTATTTGTGCCTTCAGCCTTCATTCTGAGATATGCTTGGTCTACGTTTACGCCTGTGCTACCTCTATTCCCTAACAAGACAAGTTCATAGTCAGATGAATTTACAATCAGGTCATCACCGTCACCTGTAATGTTAAGAGTGCCAGTTACATTTACACCTGTAGCTGTAGTATTAAACCGTGTAGTTCCTGCAACTTGTAATTGTAACTCACCTGTACCTACATCATTAATAATAGAATTACTACCGTCATGGTAAATCTGTAGGTCATTACCAGTACCCATATTAATTTTTACATTGTCTTTAAAGTTTAGGTCAGCAGCCATGTTGCCACCAAAGACACTGAATGTACCATAAACAATTACCTCTACTACATCACTTGCAGTCAAAGCAGCAAGACCACTAATAGTATTAGCAGTAGAAGTATTATAATCTGAACCTGCAACTAAGGCAGCACCATTTAAGCTAACGTCAACATAGTTACCGTCAGTAAAAGTAAGTACATTACTATTATCATCTGCACCACTAATGGATGTTTCTCCACCTGATGCAGTATAATAGTAACGGCTACGTGTAGCTTGTGATGGTGTTATACCTAGATAGGACATATTAGGCTACCTCTTGTTCACCTTCTTCTTTAGGTTGAACTGATTGAATAAGTAAATTAGTAAAGGCATCTTGTGCAGCTTGTACTTGGTCAAGTTCAAAACGAATATTAGCTGCCTTGCTTTGACAAGAACGAATTTGATTTGTTAGATATGTTTGCTGCTCATTAAGGTCTTCTGGCTTATAGTTTTTACCATTAATAGTTACTACATTATTTTGTTCAGTCAATTTATATACTCCTTTAATTTAGTTTTATATTAATGCTTCTGCTTGTACCGCTGCTTCAGCATCAGCCGCAATAGCAGCTTGTTCTGCGTCATATGCAGCTTGCCAAGCGTCTACACACCACTGATATGGGGACAAATCTGTAATTGCAGTATTGACAGGGTTGCCATCAGCATCTTTGCTTTCGACATCACCTTTTGTGTCGTACCATTGCAGTGCATGAAACTCGCTAGGCAATGCAGACAAGTCTAAGTCTGTGTAGGCAATACCCTCTTTCACGACTGTGCCATCTTCTTTAATTATTGATACTCTCATTGCTTAACCTCAATCATATCCATCAGAGTTGGGTTGTTTATTTTCTCTAGCAAATCGTGGCTAGTTGCGTTCTGCTTGACCATCTCATTGCGGAAGCTTTCAACAGCCGCACCTGTTTGGCGTGACTGCTGTGCGTTCTCAATAAGCAGCATTGGCATCCAAGCCATAGCGCAACCAAACTCATCTACGTCCTTACCGGTGTTAGCGTCTTTGCCAGCCAGCTTGATAAACCAAGCGCAGTCTAGCTGTTTGCAAGGCTCGAAGCTGTTGAGTGGGCAGTTATGTTTTACCTCTAACTGCATCAGTCTTTACTCGCCATAATTACGTCAACATACTTTACGTTGATTGCCGCTGTACCGCCTGAGAATGTCGCTGAAAGTGAGTGGCTGTGAGAGCCGCCGCCGCCTGTGTTATTTGTAACTCTTCCTCCAGTCGATGCTGAGTCTGAAAACGCTATACGACCACCTCCAGTACCAGAATTAGTACCATCAAAACCGTGATTGTGACTTGGCATTTCAGCAATAGTCAGCGTATGTGAACCAGTAGAACCAGAGATAGTACCAGTAACAGTTGGCGTTGCGAGTGCAGTAGACAATCCAGATGAACCGCCACTGCCTACTGTGCCGCTAACAATACGCAGTGCAGCGTCATTGTCTGTGGTTATCTTAGTCCAGCCTGTAGGTGCTGCGGTTTGACCGAACAGCATCTTTGTGCCTGATGGAACCCCGCCACCAGACACAATGTCTGCAACGGTCTTTGAGTTAGTGCCATCACTGATAGAGCCGGATAGGTAGAGGTCAGAAAAACGACCAGACGCAGTGCCAAGCTGCATTGTGCCATCGCTGTTAGCACCTGTGCTGGTGCAGGGGACAAGACCTTGTGACTGGAAGCGGATGTAACCATCTGAACCTGATGGAGTCCCGATGTAAAATTCAGTGCCAGTGTTGCCAATATTTCCCACCTTTGTGGTGTCCTTGAAAAACGACTGTAACTCACCATCACTGCTCAATCTTCGGATTGTTAAACCCGCACCTCCATCAACCGTTAATCCGGTGAAACCACTTGAACGTATTTCTGCACCTTCAGCAGCAACATTAGATGCTGTCTTACCTACCAGCAGATTGCCGCTGGTGTCTACAGTTACTCTGTCAACAGCATTAGTCATTAAAGAAAGATTATGAGAAGTAGTCATACCAAACCGCATATTGCCGCCACTGGTATGCCTTATTCTCAAGCTGTTACTTTGTGCTGGTACTTCAAAACTTGCCAAATCTGTAGTGTCTTCAGACACAGTAAGTGAGCCAACGCTGCTAGTTGTACCTATATTGACACCATCAGCTTGTAAGTTGCCAGTTACGTCAACGCCTGTGGATGTGGTGGCGAGTTTGGCTGCGTTGTCGTGGTAAAGCGTTACTGCACCATTTGTTGCAAAAGCCGCCTTATATTCAGTAAATGCTGAATTGGCAATAAACACATTATTGTCTGCGCCAATCCACAAACTGCCACCAGCACCTGTTTCTGCAATATAAGCATTGCCACCAGTGTGATACACGCTTAAATCCGTGTTAAAGATGGCCTTGTCGTTGTCGCCGAACAACACATTGCCAGTGGTAGTCATGCCGTCTGTGGTGATGGCACCTGTAACTTCGGCATCACCAGTGACAGTCAGTTCATCTGCTGTATTAAATCGTGTTGGTCCTGCGCCAATATAGCCCATAAGTTATTCCTTAACTAATCTCAAGAATAGACATTACAACGTCTGCAGATGTAGCTGTATTGCTAGTGACTTTAATAGTATCACCCGGTTCTACTACTACTTTTTGGTCACCACCTACAACAACTAAAGAAGAACCTACAGGAATAGGAGCATTCTTAATAAGATATACACTATCTTCTGCACCACTAGTTCTAGTACTTGCATCTAATTGAACATCAACTTCAATTTGACTTGTATGTATATTAGCAACAGTTAAACCAATAATTGTTGTTTCAGTTGCAGAGGGACCTGTATAGATAATAGCTGGGCTAGTACCTACTCCTGTATCTGTTTTAGATTTAAATGCGTTTGCCATATAAATATTCCACCTAATTATTAAAAGATTATACTATATTTTTTAACCCAATGCAATAGCAATTGCAATGGCAAATCCTTCAGTTCCTACACCAGTTAAATTAGAACCGTTTCCATAGTAAGAACTAGCTGAAACATTTCCAGACATAGTAATTGAAGTTCCTGATACGTGTCCTGTTAAAGTACCTCCTGATAGAGGTAAATGATTTGCAATGCTAGTAGCCATTGTTGCTGAAACAGCAGCAATTGCAGTATTACTATTATCAATGCTTGTTGCCATAGTTGCAGATAAAGCAGTTAATGCAGCATCTGTTGCAACTCCTGATGTAGAAATTACACGGCTTGCATTAATATCAATACCTGTTCCTGCGGTATAAACAAGTGCAGAACTAAATTGTGTAAATGTAATGTTAGTAGTACCAAATGTAATTGTACCTATAGTATTACATACATAAGCCTCACCTGCACCTGTAGCACCTTCTTGAACATAGAAGTAAGAACCTTCATCTAGCCCACTAACTGTTCCAGGAGCATAGTTATCTGTATCTGAAGAACGAGTAAGAATCCAGTTAGTAGAACCAGAACCTACATCAGTTACAACATATACACCGTTTTGTGTCTGGTCTGTTTGTTCATATATAAGAACACGGTCAGCCACATTCATAGTAACGCCATCAATAACAAGAGCAGTCTGTGTACCTGCATTTGTTAGTGTCGCCCCTACTCCTGCAGTACCATTATTATAAGTAGCATTAAGGTTAATAGGACTTTCTGCACGTACTGCATCATGGAAATGAATAGCTGCTGCAGTAAGATTGTCTACATATTGTTTTGTAGCTGCTTCAAGATTAGCAGTAGGAGCAGCATTAAGAATTACCGAACCTGTAAATGTGCCTCCCGATAAAGGCATATAGTTTGAAATAGATGTTGCTAAAGCACTAGATACTGTTGCAATATAACTATTTACAGATGTTATTGCACTGTTGATAGATGTAATTGATTCAGCATTTATCGAAGTTAAAGCACTTACAGCAGCAATAAGAGTATTACTATTACTAATACTTGTAGCAAAAGTAGAAGATAAATTTGTTACTACATTATTAATAGAAGTAATTGCTGCTATGTTTGTATTAATATTAGTAGTATTGTTTGTTACATTGGTATTAGTGTTATCAATACTAGTTGCCATTGTTGCAGATAAATTTGTTACTACACTATTAATAGAAGTAATAGCATTAATATTAGTTGTTACATTAGCATTAGTATTATTAATAGATGTAGCCATTGTTGCAGATAAAGAAGCAACATCATTAACAGTAGCTACACTTACTCCTGCAAGGGTAGCTGCACTAACTATAGTAAGTTGATTAGCAGTAAAAGTATTAGTAGAGACATTTGCAAATGTAAGGTTTGCTGCATATAAGTTACCAATACTTGCATTTACCGCTTGTAAATCAGAAGTGCTAACTACAGGTGAAAAAATCTTTGACGTGGCACTTACATTATTAAATGTTGCATCAGTAGCACTAACTGTTTTTAAATTTGTAATACCTGCAACTGCAAGAGTACCTGATACAGATACATTATTTTCTACATACAAAGAAGAACCAGCTAGTGTACCACCTACAAAAGCATTAGCAGAAATAGTAGTGGCTGCAGATACATCTGTAACACGGCCTGTCGCATCTACTGTAATAGTGGACATAGGTCCATAAACGCCAGCAGAGACCCCTGAGTTGGCTAAAGCAATAGTTGGGTTACCTGCTACCCCATCTGCGTTAGTAACGCTCAGTGCGCCTGTAGCGTCTATAGAACGCCCATATATAGTTCCAGCATTAGCAGCAACAATTCCAATTGTGCTAGTTAGGTCTGCAACATTGTTTAAAGCAGAAGCATTAGCTGTAAGAGTTGAGCCTTGTAGTTGAACAGTACCTGTTAGATTAATAGTACTATTAGAAAGTTGTAAAGGACTTGTTGTTCCTTCACCATCTGATATGTTTCTAAGAGTAGTATCAATACCTGAATTATTATTACTTACTTGTAATAAATCTTTATAGGTACTTGCTATAGTTTTTCCTGTAAGTGTAGCCATTATACATTGTTCCAGTACTTAGTTATGTCTTCCCATTTAGTATTAGCTAATTCCCATACAGCATTTCTATCATTATTATTCTCTGGTCTTGCGTTAAGAATAAAGCTTTTTTCTGAAAGGGTAGGTGGTTTGTTTTGAGGATGGTTTTTTAAATCATATGCACCATCAAAGTCACGAGGGCAGACCATAAGACCATAGCTGTTTTTTTTCATAACGCTGCGGCGGTATTCAAATCCGCATACGTCACACTCAACTATAGAATTAAAACCTCTTGCCATTAACTTGGTAACCAATCTGTAACTGTTACTACAGTAGGCGGCATGGGTGAACGCCTAGTAACATCTTTTAAATTTTCTTCATCTTTAACATTAGGTGCTTTGTTTTGTGGATGGTTTTTTAAATCTGATTTTTCAAAATCCATTGGGCATACCATTAACCCATAGCTATTCATTTTTAATTCTTTTAACTTATATCTAAACCCACATACATCGCAAATACCTAATACTTTTCTTGTCGTTGACATTATACCGTCACTTTAGGTTTAAAAAATATACTAACTCTTTCTCTGTCTTCTTCCATTGCTCTTTGAAGACGCTCTTCATATTCCTGTTTAATCATTTGAATACGTCCTGCTTCGACACCGGGACGTTTCATAGACATTTGATATGCAAGACCTGCAGTTAAACAAGGAAGAAACCTACGTGAGATATCTGCATTCTGAACCGCAGATTTATTTACATCTTCCATGTAACGTACTAGTTCAAACTTTACTTGGTCAGTAGACTGGCTAGGAAGAGGCCACAAGTACACTACAGGCGCACCACGCTCATGTCGTACTGCATACTGAGTTGAACGCCCTGTCTGGCCTTTCTGTGGGATTTTTAAATACTCCTGCATTGAAATACGTTCAAGCTGTACATCAGTATCATTACGATTGTATACTGCTTCAAGCACATCAATAGTTGCAGAAGAAAGAGCAATAGTGGTTACACTGGCTGCTACACTAACTACAGAAGAGTTAGCAGTCCAAAGCATTACTCCACGGTTCTGCCAATCCTGAAGCAACAAGTTAATAGAACGCCTAGCAGACTTAGGCTCATGTCCTAATGTCTCTTCACCGCCAATCATTTCTAATGCTTCTTGGATTACTTCGTCAATATCCATTGTGAAGTTATATGTACCTGAAGTAGCCATTTAATATAACCTATTCTTTCTCGCTTTTAATCGGACTGTATTCTTTTTCCCAGTACGCTTTCCAGTAGTCTTTTTGCTTGGGACTTTGGTAATCTGCTGGGGAATGTTGCCACGCCCTATAGACATTAGTACAACCTACCACCAGCTTTTTTAGATACTGTACGTTTTGGTTTTGATTTAGGAAGAGGGATATCAACACTCTTTTCTTTAAGAACCATATATCCATCTGGAGTTGTAACATACGGAGATGGTGGAGTGGTATCCTGTGCATATGATTTAACTTTCTTAGCCATAACTACTTCCTTCTAAGCCTTTCTTTTAATTCCTTTGGTGTGCTTCTGGGTTTTGGGAGGACTTTTCTTAGAACCTTTTGGACCAGCCCACAATTCTTTGTCAGCCCAATATGCAGCAGAGAGTTTACCCTTTTTAATATTTTTACCGTGCCTGCTCTTAAAGCTTGCACGAGCCGTAGAAGAATAGTTGTGACCATAACCCTTCGCTCCGTAATGAATAAGTTTAATTGTATCTCCATCTTTAGCCAAAACCATTCCTTTTTTTTCTGGACGGTCTGACTTACGAGGCTTATTAAATCCTGCAAATTTTTTACCACGGTATTCGATTCCTCCTGATGGCAGTCTTTTAACTCCGGGATATTTAGAAGATGGTGCCATTTTACTTTACCTTCCTATACTTTCTTACTTTCTTTGAGACAGTTTTAGGCTGCTTAACGAACTGCTTTCCTTGTTTAGTTCCTTTTCTTTTTGCTGCCGTAGTCTTTTGGTATTCCTTGGCTGATAAAGCTTTGATTGCCTTTGCTGGTAAGTACCGTTCCCCTGTAGCCTTTGTACCCTGAGTAGAGGGCTTACCACTTTTGGTTCTCCATTTTTGTTTTGTCCAAGCCTTCAAATCCTTTTGTGGTTTCTTTAATGCCATTGATAATTCCTTATTATATCACTCTGTATTTATATATACAATTACTTAATATCAATTAGATTTAAATGGAAGTAAAACCATTGCTAAAAAAAATAAACCTACAAAGGCTCCTATAAGAATACTAACAATAGAAGCTACTTTAATATTATGCATTGTTTCTTCATAAGCAATACGTGCTTTACGTTTAGCTTCTAGTTCTGCTTGTTTAGCTTCTTGTATTCTTTTGGCTCTTTCATCTACAATACTTTGCCAAGTACCATGACCAAAACGCATATCAACTAACTGTCGCATCTCTGCTATTTTTTCTTGCGCCAATTTAGCATCAATCATTTCTTGTGCTACAGTTTTAATTCCAAACTGGTCACTTAAACCTACACCAGCTTTCTTAGCACGTTTTTGTTGTACCTGCTTCTCACCTTCAAAAAGATTATCTATATGTCCAGCAATGTCACCAATGTCTTGTGCAGTACCTATAGCAGATTTAATTCCATCTACAGCACTTTTTACTAACGCTATACCTGCAAGTGTTTCAGCAATCATATCAGTTCCTATTTTGGTTGTGGTCTACACACTGCAGTTATTTTAAGTCTTGCTCCATCTGGTCCGGGTACTAAAGGTTGATTAGTTAATCGTTTAGCAAAATATAAACATCTGTCTATGTCTTCAAACTTCTGTGTCTGGTTTATTAGTGTCGCACCCATATACACATATAGTACGAATATAACCATTATTCCATAGGGTGTCGTGTAGGGTTCATTAAGAAACGCACCTCAGTTTCAATTATACTTACACGCCGTAACAAATCTACAATCTTATCCATGTGCATACTATTGCTATTGGCTGCTTCAAACAAACCTTCAATAGCTTCGTTATTACGCATAATGTCACGTTTCATATTTACGTTTTCTTCAATAGCCATACGACTAGACATCTGCTTGACTGTTTCTTTAAGCTGCGATACTGTTTGTGCTTGTTGGCTAACCCACCAAACACCACCAGAAATTTGAAGCACCATTGCAATAACAAGGGCTATAGGCAATCTCATATTTTCCATTAGTTTTTATACCCACCACCAGCTTTTTTATATTCACTTGCTAATAGTTGTGCTTTACGTGCAGACCACTGACCAGAAGCACCACCCTTACTACCTGCTTTAATCTTTTCAAATAGACGTTTACGCATAGTAGGTTTAGTATAGTTACCTGCTTTATTAACAGATGACTTAGATGTAGACCTTTTTTTACCATATAAAGGAGTGGTTGTTGTAAGTTTAGGTTTAGATATAGAACGTCCAGCAGCTAACTTTTTAGGTTTAGCTTTACCAGCTTTAGATAAGGAGATAGCCACAGCTTGTTTCTGTGGCTTACCTTCCTTTTTAAGTTTACGTATGTTCTTGCTAACAGTTTTAGCTGAACGTCCCTTTGCTAGTGGCATATTATTTACCTTTAGGTTTACGTGCTTTACCCCATCCTTTTACCTGACGAGCAACTACACTACCACCAGATTTACGTTCTACAGGTTTACTGAGACGTTTTTTCTTAGCGGCATTTAGTTCTTTACGTCCAGCTTCTATATTGCCTTGCTTACCTGCCATTGCAGCTTTAGCAGCGGCTGAACCAGTGCCACCATACATCTTTATAAGAGCAGCACGTTCTGCTGAAGAACCTGGAAAAATATTACCTTTAGGACCAAAGCCTGTATTAGGACCTGCACTAATGCGTTTACTTGCACCTTTCTTACTAGAACCACGAGTAGATGGTCCAGAAGATTTAGGAGTTACTTTAGGTGCAGTACGTTTTGGTCCTGCATTTCCCGGCCTATATGAAGGACCAGTTTTAGAAGTAGAAGGTGCTGCAGCAGAACCTTTATTCTTTTTAAGAAGTTCATTAGCTGTTAAACCCGCACCAACAACCCCCGCACCAATACCAATATTACGAAGAGTATTACTTTTTGGTTTAGGTGTAGGTGTGGTTGATTTATTAGTGATACGTTTAGGTGCAGTACGTGTAGCAGGTTTCATAGTACGTCCTACTTTAGTACCACCGCCTGTTACTGCACGTGAACCACCACCAACAGGAACTAAAGCAGTTCCGGGTTTTTTAGCTACAGCAGTAGGCTGAGTTGTAGTTACCGCAGTACTAGGTGTTTTCTTACGTCCTTGTCTACGACTAATCTTTGGCTTAGTCTTTAAAGCAGGACGAGTAGCCTTTACAGAAGGTGTAGTTGGCTGTACCTTTTTACGACCTGCAGTACGTGAGAGTGTAGAAAGTTTAGGACCTGTATCCTTTGGTTTAGGAGCAGCAGGTTTAACTACCTTTGTATCCGGCTTTAAAGGCTTTCTAGGAGCCTGTACACCTACACGAGGTGCTTTAACACCGGGACGATTTTTAGCAAGCCATTTCAGCAACGCTGATAATGCTCCTGCTTTTGTAGGTTTAAAGTCAGCCATTTTATTTCTTTCCCATAGCTTTGCCGTAACCACGTAGTGCTGCACCACAGCCTACACGCTTACCTGATTTCATTGTCTGTTGCTTTGGCATTACAATGTCCATTTGCTTTTCAAGCATAGACTTTGGTTTCTTTTTAGGTGTTGGTTTTTTGTATGGCATATTTTTAGTGCCTACTTTTTTACCCTCTTTACGACCAACAGTTCCACCTGCTTTCTTTGCACCCATGCCTTCAAGTCCAAGGTTTGCTGCAAGCATATTGGCAATTTCTTTGTCAGTCATTGTGTCAAGAATTTTAGGGTCAGTAATAAGTTTAGGTGTCTTACCTACTTTACGTCCACCCTTATAAGCTTTAGTTTTTTTCATCATTTGATTATCCTCATTTAGATTTGTTTTTAAGTACTTTACCGTAGCCTTGAGTTTGGGAAGAACTACATCCCCTATATTTACTATCTGGTTTTCCACCAGACTTCATTCCTAATCTAATTGCCATGTCTGCTATATCCATAATGTCAATTGCATTAGCTGCAGTTGTTCCGTATAGCATACCTGCTTTTTTTAATCCACCCATAATACGACTAGGTTTTTTAGTAGAAGATTTGTTTTTCTTTCCAAACATTATTTCATAGCCTTTCCAAATCCACGAAGGGCTGCACCACATCCACGGCGTTTAGTTCCAACCTTACCGCCTTTTTTCTTTCTTGAAGGAGCAGTAGTAGTTCCCATACGTCCTACAGGTCCTCTAGACTTAACACCAAGGCTACGTTTCTTTTGTGCTTCTTTAAGTTTAGATAAAGACGAAGGATAACCTTGACGTTTTAGTTTACGTACTATTGATGCAATGTTTTGTTGTTTAGGAAGTTTTGGTTCTCCCTTACCTTGACCAAGTACATCTGAAATCTGTCTTGATGTCATCTTAGGTGTAAAGTTCTTTTGAATATATTCAATCTTTTCACTTTTAGACATTTCTTTAAATGCTTCACGTGCATCCTTACGTGTTGCAAATTCTGTTCCTGCATCCTTAGAAATCAAAGGGGCGTCTGCACCTTCATACATATACTTCTTAGGATTCTTAATAATCTTTTCAATAGAAGCCGAATCACCTTTTTCAACTAAGCGTATACCTTCTTTATTAAGAGTTTGTTTACGAACTCCTCCAGAAGAAGAACCACTTTTATTAGCTGCACGTTGTTCACGAATAATACGTGCCACTAAAGAACTACGTTCTTTTTTTTGTTCAGCACTAAGACCAGAAGTATCTGCTTTACCTTTTTCTCTTTTTAGCTTTTGACCAAGAGTAAGTTTAGGTTTAGCCGCTTCTGTTTTAAGAAGTTTCTGACCACGGTGTTGTGGTCCACGTTTACCTGCAAGTTTTTGACGGCTTTCTTTTTGCTTGGCTGCACGTTCAGCACGAAAGGCTGCAGACTTACGTCCACGTTTACGTCCCTTTGTGGTTTTCTTAGCTGCAGGTTTAGCTACTGCCTTTACAATTTCTTTAACAATTTTAGCACTCATGGTTAATTTGCTCCCGGAATTACTGGATTATCTGCACCCGCTGGAGATGCAGGTGTTTCCATATCATCCCTTCTTGTGCGTCTTGCTTGGTTACGTAGACCTTCTAAGGCTTGTTGATAACGCTGTTCAAATATTTGTACTGTTTCAAAGTTCTTCATAAATATCATTGCTTCTACCATAGAGGCATTAAACAAAGCATCATAGCAATAGTCAGAAAAATAATTGTTAGGAGTAGCAGATGTTAATGCAACTGGTTTATTAACATGAACAATTTCCCCTGAATAAGTTGCATTAGTTGTAGGAGCAACTACAATAGTAGTATTATTCCTACGAGCATAATAAATTGGTATATCAGATGTACTAGCTGCAATAGGCCAGTAATCATTAATATATTCATCTGTTCTTTGAAGAAGAGGTGTTTTACCTGAAGCACCTAATGATACTGTAAAGTTTTTAATAATTCTAGTTCCTACTGGTAGTGTAACAATGTTATTACCAGCGGATACAGCAATAGAAGTATATGTCACAAGGCCATAGTCATCTATGTCACGTGTCATACGTTCTTCTGCTCTATTCACTATCTTAGGAATATAAGCAAGAAACTCAGTACCATCATTCTCTGTTGCGCCAATTAAGTCGTCAACTAGGTAAGTATAATTAGCCATAGAATACTGTCACTGTTGCTGCAGATGTAGGGGCTGAAACTTTTACTGGTCCTGTTGTGCGAATACCAAAGTCAGGCAACATAATGTCACCTGCATCAGACGCAGTGGTTCCAACAAACTTAATGTTGCTTCCAGTAATATTTCCATAAGAATCTGTTTGAGTACCTGTAATTACAAACGAACCTACGCCTGTATAGTAGATACCTTTAATACGAGTGTTAGCGACTGTAACACTGGTAGCTGAATCAAGCAATGCACCGCTACCAGTTACAAAGCCTGTACGAATATTAGAAGACATAATGTTTTACCTTTTGTTAGTTATTGTCTAATTTCTTATATTATACACAAAAAAAGAGGAATACAAAAGCGTATCCCTCTTCTTTTTTTATTTTATTGTTACGGTTTAAACTTAGCCGTTTGCGCCGTAGAAGCTACGCCAGTCTGACCAACCGAATGAATAACGCTCACGTGCTTTAAAGCGGAGGTTACCAGTGTCGAAGTCAGGCTCCATCTTAGTCTGAAGTGGCGCACGGACAAACATCTTTGCACCGTTCGGACAATCAGTCTTGATGAACCAAGCGTCAGTGTCTGTAAAGCGGCGGTTCACGTAGAAGCCACCCGGTACAAGACCCTGATTGCGGATTGAGTTAATGTCATTAACATTAGTCGCACCGTTAGCTGCAGTTGTTGGGTTTACACCAATGGTTGTTGACATTGTGCTGTTCAGAATCTGGTCAGCGGTAAATGCCAAATCTGAAGGTACGTGCAAAGACTTAGCTTGCAGACCAATCAGAATGCCACGGTCATCTGTAGCTTTTGAGATTGAAATCAGTGCAGCTTCCAGAGCAGCTTCTGACAAGTCAGTTGCGCCAAGGTCGTTTGACTGAACACCAGCAGATACAGTTGGGTGTGAACCTGAGAAGAATGGTACACCATCTCCACCAACATATGCAGCATTAAAGCCGTTGTTGAAGACATCAGCAGCTTTTACCTGCTTGGTGTTTGCCATTGCACGAGCAAGACCACGTGCGCGAAGCTTGGCGAAGGTATCATAAAGATTATCTTCCATAGCTTCTTCAGTGACTGCAAATGCAAGTGCAATTGTTTCATGTGTGTACCGTGCTGTGTAGCTTTCTTGTGCATCATCATATGATACAGCAGCACCTTCACCTTTAGTAGGTGCAGTGCCAAAGCCAGAGAACAGTACTTCTTCTTCAAACGCACGGTCTGAATTTTCTGTTTCAAACAAAGGTGCGTGTTCGTCAGATACTTCTCCATACTCCATACCGAATACGGCATTGAGGCCGGGGAGAAGTTCTTTCGCAATACTTCCGCGATTAATAGCCATTTAAATTTCTCCCTAAATTAGCCCAGCAAGTATGCTGTAATGGTTGCAGGAGCAGTAACAACTGCTGTGAGAAGGTTGTCTGTATGCTGGATGATACGTACATTCATTTTAAGGAATGCGTTCTCAGCAGCTACATCAACATCGTTGCCCGGCTCTGCTACTGCGTCAATTGGCGCACACATAGCAATACCTGTACCGCGAGTGGCGGCAGCAACACCATGACCAGAAATACCTGTGAAGGTAGAACCTGAACCAAGAGTTACGGCAAAAGTTTGTGAACCGTAAAGGTCACCTGCGGTTACAGACGCATCGGCCTGAACCTCAAATACCTGCCGTGAATCATCCAGTACCTGTGCATATGCATCGGTTGCTGAAGTTCCTGAAGGCCAGTACTTGTTGAATTTTTGTTCGCCATCAACTACGTAACGACAACCCATGAATACGCCTTGGGCTACTTCTGTAGTGGTGGTAATAACTTCCAAACTTCCTGCATTAATACGGACAAGGTCGCCAGTAAAAATGTTTGCAGCGTAACCTGAAGCAATCGGATACTCATTAGTAGCCTGATTGTTAGGTGTACCACCGCGCTTGCGGGAGGGACGGAAGCCAAACAATGCTTTAGATGAAGTCATTTGTTTTTCTCCTGTTTAAAAAAAATTGCACTTACCAAGTTCCGTCCCCTGTATCATTTAATCTTGAAAACGAGGGGTTCTTCCCTTAGTAACACTTGATTTACTACTATTCTTAATTGGCATACGAGAATCATTTGAACCCATAAGCTGTTGATTAACTGCGTCAACCATCTCATGGCTTTTGTTCTCATAGTACCGTGAACGGCTGTCTACTTTTGCCTGTGGCATTTTCGCTAGGGCCAAGTCTCCACGACAGACTGCTCCCTCATACCGTCCATTATCCTTCACGAAGGATGTGTGCTGCATCTCAGGAACCTCAGATACGTCTACAAACTGCCAGCCTTCTTGTACTTTCTTGCCAACATTTTTGTAATCGTCTTGCCCACGTAAGTTAATACGCACCCAACGAAGAGCCATCCCTTCATTTGCAAAACGAATCTGAACATCTTCTGGAATATCAAGCATATTAGGCTCACGATATTCTTCATACTGTTCCCTTGTATTGAGTTCACGAGACTCTGCACTACGTGATTGTGTGATATTACGTGCCATTTTATTTTCCTCCACGCTGTTATTTATTACCAAAAACTGAAGTGTATTCGCCATCGGCCTTGTCAACCTTTAGCTTTTCAGCGGCGTATTGTTCCAGTGATATACCCCATTTGTCTGCTAGTCGTAAGTCTTCCTTAGTAAGTCTGACTTTACGTCCACTACCAGACGCAGAGGCTGATGAAGTGCGTGATGCTCCACCGACCACTTGGGCAGGAGGTGACGCTTCCTGCTGGCGATTAGGTGTTCCTCCAAACCGTTCTGGAAATTTGGAACGTAGTCTTGCATCTATCTCTTGATAGAAATCTTCATCGGCTGGGTCATAACCTTCTGCTTTTAACTCTGCATCTGTTTCCAAAGCCAGAGTAGTCATTACATTGTCTTGACCAAACCAAGGGTTCTTACCTGCCCATTCAACTGCAAGCTTATCATACTGAGGTGCCTGCTGTTGTACAGGCTGTGAAGTCTGCTGTACTTGTTGTTCCGCTGCAGGACGATACTGCTGCTTAGTAACTTTAAGAGTAGTTGCATCTGTTTGTGCATTACTCAAGTATTCCTGCGCCTGAACAATACGGTCAGTATCTCCTGATTCAAGGGCTTGCTTATAAGCATCCTTTGCCATTGCGATACGACTTTGAATTTGCTGTTCAGCAGCTTCAAAATTCTTTTCAACAGAAGTAGTAATTTCTTGTTGCTGGTTTTTCAACCGTTCTTCAAGTTCTTGCTGTCTAGCCATAAGGCTTTGGATTTGTTCTTCTCGCTCTTTCTTTTGACGAACAAGTTGACGAATCCGTTTTTGTGCGCCAGACTGAGGCTCTTCTGAAGCAGCTTCTTCTTTAGGTGCTTCATCTACCTGCTTGGCTTCTACTTCTGGTTGTTCTTCTTGAGGTTGTTCTTCTTCACCCTCAATCTCAATTTCAATCTTGTCTTCTACTTCTTCACTTGTATTAGGTGTAATCGTATTCCATTCTTCGTTGTCCGCAGACATATGTTTCTCCTTTTAACGTCAATTGCGATATGACGAGTAACGCAGTTGATTGTAAACCAATCACCGATTAATTAATATAATACATTATGTATTATACTTATACAATAGCTTGAACTTAAATTTTAATTAGAAAGATTAAAAGTAGGGTCAAGTTCTTTAGGGTCTTCCACTACCATAGAAATTTGGTCATCTAAAAGTAGAATAAGACGTACACCTTTATAAAAGAACTTTTGTCCAGAATGTTTACCATAACAGACATAGTCACCTTCTTTACACCATGCACCGTTTGGAAAACGGTCAGGGTCATTGTATGCGTCTTTACCTACTGTAAGTACCTTACCTACTGTAGTTAGATATGCAATATCATTCTTAGTTGAATCTGGTAGAATGATACCACCTTTTGTTTCTGCCTTAACGGAGACAGGCCGTACAAGAATGTGATAGCCCGGAATTACTGGTAGTACTTCAGGGTCCGCAACCTCTTCGTGAGAAGTCCACGTATCATTCATAATTGCTGTACTCAATGCTTGCATTTAGTCTTCATCCTCTTCGTAGATTACTTTATTAACTAAGTTCTTAATTTCTACCTTGGCCCATTCAAGTCCTGAAATACGACCAACAGTATTCATATAAGAATGATAGTCTGAAGCACCGCCGGATGCAAGCGAATTTTTTAGTACATCTATTTCTTTTTGCAGATTATGCTGGATTTCTTCCCAGAGCATTATCCAGCCTTCTGTGAACTAAGAAGAAGCTTAGTAATCATGTTGGCAACTTCTTTGTTCTCCATCATTTTATTACCTTCTTCTGCTTTTACCATATCGGACAATACCTTAACTGCTTCAACTGCAGCTTTAGCATTCCTGTCTTTTTCTTTTTCCTCTGCCTTGAGAGTATTCTCTGCACCTATCTTAAAGGCATCAAGAGCAATCTTCTGTTCTTTAAGGTCAAGGTCACGGTTTTTCAATGCACCTTCTGTTGCTTCTTTAGCAAGCTGTGCCTGTACCTTTTCCTTTTCAATCTCAAGACGTTGTGCTTCCATCTGAACCATTGCCTGTTCAGGAGAAGGACCAGCTTGTGCTGCAGCTTGGTTAGCTTGCATTACTTGCTGTGCAGCCGCTACCATTACCTGTTCAATAACCTGTGGGTTCTGAGCATTAGGGTCACCTGTAGGAGCCTGAGACATCATCTGGCGTGTTACACCATTGATTTGTTCTTGGTACTTCATTACTACGTGTTCTTGGATATTAGCCTGTAGTACAGGAGCAACACGTTGCATAATAGGATTACCACCATTGGCAGGGTCTTGTAGGAACATCTGCTTAATCTGGATGTGGGCATCATGGTTCTGTCCTGCAAAGGCTTTGATAGGCAACCCTTTAGTTGCTGCTTCAATGTCTGTTACAGGGTCAAGAGGATATGCCTGTGCCTTCTTAGGTAGTATCTTATCCAGATTAGGAATGTTAGCTGCATTAAGAAGAGTACGGTTTAGTTCTTCCATATTAAACATTCCCGGAGGAGATGTCTGTGCCAACTGCATTGCCATCTGGGTCATCATCAGACGATGGGCAGAAGACGGAATGTTAGGGTCACTAACAGGAATAACATCTACACGCCCATCAAAGTCCTGACGCATAATGGTTTCACTAACACCCGGAACGTCATACGGATATTCATTAGGTAGGCTTTCATAGTTAATACGTGCAAGGATTTTAAACTCATCACGCTGTGACTTGTGTAGCCGTTTATGAATAGCAGAGAAGAACTTACTAGAAGCTTCAAGCAATGCCATAGTTGTACCTACTGGTCCATAGTTAGAACCTTCGGTAATTACCTGTTCTGTTGTATCAGCAAACTTCTGACCCGCTGCTGCAGTAAACTGCATCATCTGGAATAGAGTACCTGATGGTTCTTTGTATGGTAGTGGGATAATAGAACGAGACAAGTCCATGCCTGTGGCTTCTACTTCTTTAAACTCTCCCGGTGCAATAGGGTCATTGTCTCCTACTACACGTACACCTTTAGCTTTAAATCCACCGGGAAGGTTAGCAAACTGACCTGCGTCAATAAGGCTACGCATAGCTGCAGTGGCAGACATAGTAAGATTACCAAGGAAGTGAATAAGTCCAAGGCCATAGAACCCAAAGCCTGGAACAAAACGGTAATGGGTAAAGAACATTTTCTTTTCTTTAGCCTTATCGTCTTCATTCCAGTTACGGCGAATAGATATTACTTTCTGTGATTGTGTTTCTACTGTTACAATATAAGGACAAGCAGTATCATACTCTTCTTCTAGTTCCAAGTAACAGTGCTGTTCAAGTAGTTCGTACTGTGGGTCAAGGTCAGAAGAAGGAGACAAACCAAGAACTGTGTCCATCTTTTCTGTAAGAGATGATTGTTCTGGGTGGTAAGCCTCTGGTAGTTCCATATCTGAATACATACCTGCACTAATTGCTTTAGCCATATCCACAGGACTACGATATAGTACGTGGGTAAAACGGTCAGCAGTACGTAAGCTTGTAGCATAGTAAGACACATAGAACTGGTCAATAGGTACAAACTCACTTACTGCACGTTTTAATGTGGCATCATAGTAAAGCTTTTTAAAAGCGGAACCAATCAACGGCAAATGAAACAGCATACGTTCAAACTCATCAAAGTATTCTGGCATCTGCTCAGTCAACTGATAGTTCATAAAGTTTTGTACACGGTTCGCTTGCCGTTGACGGTCCTCTGTTGCATCACCAAGGACTTGGGTTTTCACCGGACCGCTGGAAGGAAATAGTTCTTGGGATGCGCGAGATTGAAACTTGACTGCTGATTCAATCAAGAGTGGGTGTACAGCGGTTGCTGCACCTTCAAATGGTTCTGTGGTTTCTTCTAGTTTAAGTCCAAGCAAATCAAACCCACGTTCAAACATGGATTCCCATTCGGCACGTGATGCCTTGTCTGCTTCAAACTTATCAATAACTTCTTGACCAATACCAAGTAGTTGGTCTTCGTCCATAAGGTCAGCAAGGTTCTCATAGAAAGAACCTTCTTCACCATATTCCATTACTTCTACTTCGACACCGTCAAATAGACCATCGTCCATAGAAAACTCTACTTCTATTTCCCCTGTGTCAGGGTCAACTTCGTAGCTTACGTTTTCACTTTCAGGTGTGTTGAATTGGATAATGTTATCTTCTTCCGGGATAACATCATTAGGATTTTTTTCAATAGCCATTTATTTGTAACTTTCCAGCAGTTAATTGATATTTAATTTTTATATTATATATTTAAGTTCTCCAATATGCAACCCTTCTTTTACTCTTATATGGTACATCGTCTTCCCAATTAGGGTCTTCTGGGTGAATAAGGTTCCAACTATCTTTCATATAATGAATAGCCATGGTCATGCAGTCCACTTGGTCATCGTGTGAGCCATTAGGGAAAGCCATACATTCTGAATACAAATCATCTGCCCATATCTTATCTGCAGGAAGCCACACACGCTTTGCTTCCATCATAGGGGTAGAAGAGTAGACACGAGATATCTTGTCCCTATCTGGTAAGTAGTCTAACACTGGTAGTCCTGCCTTACGCATATCCTGTATCAAAGACTGACCAGAAGCCTTCTTCTCAATAATACATACGTCTGGTCTGTAGTCAGCAAAGAGTTCCTGTGCCTTACGTCTTAGTTCAGGGTATTCAAATCTACCTCTTGTATTACCTAATAGTATAAGGTTGGAGACATACCTCTCAACCCCATAGTCATCTTCTTCTACAGAATTAAAGATACCCCACGTTTGTACTACACTATAGTCAGCAGTACGTGCAGTACTAAAAGCAGTATCATATGTTTGTATTATAAACTCACAGGCAGGAGGTTCTTCATAGTCCCACCATTGGAACCACTTCTTCTTAATAATACCACCGTCATCTGGTGAAGGGTCTTGCATATACAAAGCATTCCAGTACCTACTACCATTAGACCCTCTGATTTCCTGCTCATCAATCTTTAGTAGTTCATCTGGTTTCCACTCAGGAAAGTAAGATGTACCTTCTTCCATACCTAGTAGTTCCGCTGCTTCTGCATTCAACCAAGCAGGAATACTAATTACTTCCCAAGGATAAGCCGTAGTTTCTGTATTGGCTTCTTGCTTTAATAACCAACCACATAAATCATCGTAGTGGTATCTTGTATTAATAATAATAATTGCACCATTAGGCATAATACGAGTTCTAAGACCTGCAGGCCACCACTCCTTAATATACCTTCTACCTGCTTCTGAGATGGCATCTTCTTCAGACATAACGTCATCTAGTAGTGCTACGTGTGCGCCACGACCCGCCACTTGGCTTCGTACACCTGCAGCATAATAAGAACCATTCTTATTTGTCTTCCACTTACCTGCAGCCTTAACATCACTCCTCAAGCTGATATCTTTGAATATCCGCTGAAACCTAGCGGTTCCGACTACGTCACGAACTGTACGTCCAAAGTCACTAGCAAGCTGCTCTGAGTGTGACAAAGACATAATCTCATGGTTACCATTATTACCTATGTACCAAGCAGGAAATAACTTACTACAGATTACAGACTTAGAAGAACGAGGTGGTAAGAATACCATTAACCTCTTTACATCTCCATCTACTACCCCTTGTAACTTCTGACATAACAACTCAATATGTCTACCCATCTGGAAGTCAGACACAAGAGTAGGTGCAAATATCTTTACAAAGGTAAGGAAGTCTGTCCTTGCTCTGATGTTGGCATAGTCTTCTAGCTTACTCTTTAGTTCTATGTGATTAGAAACTTCTTTTATGTCTGCTGGTACGTTGTCTAACATTAAGTAGATTGTCCTTCTGGTTTATTACATTTAAAATCAAAGACAACTACAGGCGGTGTTTCTTTAGCCCCTGTAAAGTCTTTCATCATCTCTGATACTCTGGCCTTACATTCTACTTCTGTTTTGTAAGGACCCCTTGTATCGTTTAATTCTACACATTCTCTATTCAATAGACAAACTAAAATTACTGCTTCAAACATATTATCACTCCTATGAAGGTGTGACATTTATGCAACACCTGTAACGAAATCGTTATTACTTTTTAGAAACCACATTATAGCATATTGCATAAGTATAAAAAATATGTTATTTTCTATCTAGTCCCACCGGGGTAAATATATCCCCCCGACACACCTGCTTAGTGTTCCTAATAGACACCAGAGACAACAGGGATATTTAGTTGTTAGAGATAAATTATACTATATCCTAACTACTAATAACATTACTACTAAATTTATATGAACTAATTAGCCCCCCGATTAAAGACCCTTGTTTTTTTGTAAGTATGTCTTAGGGGTATATTATATATATAAATGTCAAGGTGTTTTTTTGGTAGGGGTTCTTAATAAGACTATCCAAATCTCTACAGATTTGACAGTACTTTTTTCAAACCAACAATTAATTGTTGTATTTATGCAACAGTCAATCTAAATCTTTATAGATTTAGTTCAACAAGTGTGACATTTATGCAACACTTATTAGTGTTGATACCCCATGTTGTGATATATATGCCACACCCCCCTGCATTGTATGCAATATGTACATAGACCTGTGACATTTATGCAACAGTGTGTGTATTATGTCACACATACAAACAACACAAAGTGTTGCAAATTTATCACACTATCCAGAAATCCATACCCAATCCCTTGGTTTAAATATATATTATTATTCTCTTAGGAGAATAATATATATTTATATACAGCTTTTCAGTTGTTGCAAATATGTCACAATCTCATCAGTCATCACAAGTTTTGATTAGTCTTTGTGATGCACAATGAGTAGGGAATTGCGTAGCAATTTCGCTTGAAATCATCAGGGTTTAATATATATTATTATTCTCTTAGGAGAATAATATATATTAATA